CCTGTTTTATCCTTGAACCAGGGGTGCGAGGCGCAGTCGAGAGTAGTGGGAACCAGAGAGGATGATTGATACTGGCATCGAACGCTTTCACCTACCGGAAGGCAAGACGTGGAAGGACGTCAAATGGGGCACGTTGTTTTTGGCGTTCAAGGACGGGACTTTCGATAGCCTCGACTACGACGAGCGCCCTCAAGATACGGCACGTCCTGATGCTGCCGAAGACAAGTCATTAGGGGCAACAAACCAACCAAACCATAGGATAACGTAATGAAACACCTACTTGCCACGACCGCCATCTTGGCGGCGCTCGCGGTGCCGGCTGCGGCCAGCACCGTCACCCTGGGCGGCGTGACCTGGGACACCACCAATTCCGGCAGCCTGAGCCTTGGCAACGTGGTGCCGGCCGGCAATCAACCGCAGAACGCACCTTGCGTCATCTGCGGTGCCAACCAGCCGAGTCAGCCTGCGAACTTCGGCTACAATGACTACAGCAACAACGGCAACGTGTCCTCGATCACAGCGTTTTCGGATCAAGGCAACGGCGGTCGGAATACGTTGGCGGATAACACATTCGCCACCGGCTACACAATCGGTGCAGGCAGTCCGTTCCTGGCATTCCTGCTTGCCAACAACGACACCAGCCTGGGGTTCAGCATCGGCGTGGACGTGAATGATACCAATCAGGCCCAGACGCTGAACTCGTTTTTCTTCCTCGACTTCACGACGCGTACCGTGCTGGCGAGCTTCACTGGTGGAACGACTGGCAACGTGCCATCGAAGAACAACGGTACCGGCTTCCCGGATTACTCCATCACCGGGGCGCTGCTGAACCTGAACGATGTGCATGTGGGTGACACGATTGGCTTCGTGGCGCTCATGTCTGGGTTGAACGACGGCCCGGATAGCTTCTTTATCGAAGCGGCTCCGGCAGTGGCACAGACCCCGCTTCCGGCCTCGGCCTTCTTGTTCGGCATCGGCCTCGTCGGCCTCGCCGGGCTGGTCCGCAAGAACAGCACCCGTAAGCTGGCGTAGCTCCCGCTCCGTCAGCTCACAGGCCCGCCGGGATGATACCGCCATCCATCGGCATCCCGCCCGGCGGGTCACTGTCAGCAGGCCACTAGGGTAGGAGTGGTATCCATGAACACTCACGGACGCCGACAAGGCCGGCAAATTCCGCGTAGTTGCCCAACAGTGACGGGTGTGCCGGTTCGATCCCGTCACGCGCCTGCTGATCCTTCACAGCGAGGCCAGGCATGAGCACGGCAGACGAAATCGCCGAGGTCCCGATCGAGAAGCTGCGGGACGCCGTCAACGACGTGTCCATACAACTCGAGGAACTGCGCGAGCGCATGGCGGCCGTCATCAACGAGCTGGCCGAGGATATCGCCGAGATGGCCGGCCGCTTGGAGAACCCCCAGGGCGCCGACCTGGCGGACGCCGTCGAGGCGCTCCTTGACGAGGCCGTCCTCATGCCCGGCACCAAGCGGCCGACCGTCCCGGACACCCCCGGCGCCCGCAAGGCCCTCCTCGCCCTCTACGACGCCGTGGGTCGCGACAAGCCAGATTGACCCCCATCAAGGGAGGCAAATGATGTCACGCGCTTGGATGCCGATGTACTGGGGCGACTACCTTCGCGACACGCGCGAGCTGACCGCCGAAGAGCACGGGGCTTACCTGATGCTCATCGCCCACTACTGGAACCGGGGGCCACTGCCCGACGACCAGGAGGCCCTCTGCCGGGTGGCGCGGGTCAACCCAAAACGCTGGTCCAGAGTGTGGAAAACCATCAGCCGGTTCTTCGATCTGAAGCCACTTTTGGCCGACCAGATAGTGAATGGTTCGGAAGCAAATGCTGAGCAAATGCTTAGCAAATGCTGGCGCCACAAGCGCATTGATGCGGAGATAGAAAAGGCCGAAATCATCAAAGCCAAGAGGCAGATAGCGGGAATGAAGGGCGGTTTGGCCAACCGAGGCCAAACGAACCGCGAAAGAATATTGCGGAAAGCAAATGCTAAGCAAACGGTCGACCATCCACAAAGTAAGAAGATAGATTCTTTCTTTACTGAACCGCGCGCGCGAGCAGAACCGCCGCCAGAACCAGCCAACCCACCCAGCCAGAACCTCACCGTTTCCCCAGCACTCGAAGCCGTCATTCGCAACAAAGGCTGGAAAGAAAGCGGACTTCCGAGAAAGGAAGTAAGGAAGCACCCGAGCCTAGGCGACGGGCGCAGCCTCGACCAGATCGTCCGCGACGTCGACCAGATCGAGCGCGACAAAGGCTGGACTGCCGAAGAACCGCCCATCACGTCGAAGTTGCTCGCATGAAGCCGCTCGCCATAGACCTTTTTGCAGGATTAGGCGGCTGGACCGAGGCGCTGCTGGCCGAGGGCTACCGCGTGGTGGGCTTCGACATCGAGCGACACGTCTACGGCGCGCACCGCTACCCGGCGCAGCTCGTGATCCAGGACGTGCTGACGCTGCACGGCAGCCAGTTCCGCGACGCCGCCCTCATCGTCGCCAGTCCCCCCTGCCAGGCCTACAGCTACCGCGCCATGCCCTGGAAGCGCGCCAAGGCGCTCCCGCCGCCCGACAACAGCCTGTTCGAGGCGTGCTTCCGCATCCAGCGGGAAGCCTCGGAGGCCGCCGGCCACAAGGTGCCGCTGATCGTCGAGAACGTGCGCGGGGCGCAGAAATGGGTCGGGCGCGCGCGCTGGAACTTCGGCTCGTTCTACCTGTGGGGCGACGTGCCGGCGCTGATGCCAGTGACGTTCAGGGGATCGAAGGTTCCGGGATTCCGCTTTGACGGCAACGGCGGTTCGTTTCAGACAGCTTCAGTGAAGGGCTACCCGCGCGCCAACGAGCCTCACGCCATCAAGAACACCGGCGGCTCCTGGTTGGCCATCGCCCACAACACGACCAGCGGCAAGGGGCGGAATGATGGGCGGAAGCAACCTGGCATCGACCTATCGCAAGTCGGCTTCAATTGCGCCAATGCACGCGAATTCGGTCACATGGTCGAAGGGGCGGAATATCGGCGCACCGCCGACGACAAGCGCCAGCACATCGGGAAAACGCGCAAGTTCGCCTCGGCCATGATCGCCAAGATACCGCAGCCGCTCGCCCGCCATATCGCGCGGACATTCGTGCCTCTCGTCGAAGTCCCTCGCATAGCCGTCGAATAGGTAAGTACCACTGCCGAAAGCAGTCGAATTTCATGTCCCGAGCCGGCCGAAAACGCACGCAACGCGGATATTTGTCCCGCGAAGTCAAGGACTTGTCTGGCCGTATCGCAACCAGCGAGCAGCCGCACCGGCGGACGCTTCCGGCCAGCCTGCGGCTCTCCGAGAAGGCCGCAACGCCGCTCGGCCGGGCCAATCTGGTCGGCCTGATCACCGACGAGCAGCACGAGGCCGGGCAGCGCTTCCAGGTGACGGTGGGCGAGTATCGGGCGAGCATCGGGGCGCCCGGCAATGGCGCGCACGGCAGCGGCTACGCCTGCGTACCGCGGTGGGACGGCGAGCGGATGGTGTGCCTGGCGGCTGCTTGCGAATGCCGGCGGCGGTTGGAGGCGTTTGAGGATGCCGCGCGCGCGCTATGGGACGCAGGCAGTACGGCGGCGTCTGTGGTGCGGTGGGTGGCGGTGCTGGGCGAGGAGCCGGGCCCAATGGTGGCCCAACTGCGGGCCGGGCTGACGGCGCTGGTGGGCTTCTACGGGCTCGATCGGAGGTGTGCTTGACGAAACGCGAAAACAGGTATCCTGTATGAAATATAAAATTGTTGTGTTGCGCCCTGTCAGCACAGACGGGCGGTTTGACCTCCCCATCCGCCCTCCACTGAACCGCCCGTTTCCTTTCCCGGCTAGCAGCACGCCGCCGGATCTAGGGTGTGGCCGCTTTAGCGGACGGCCCCACTCCCTCACCCCATGGATGGCTTCACGATGTCAGTAGGGCATGTGAAGCGCGTCACCAAAACCACCGAAGAGCTGTATCTCATACTCGGCGAGGCTGACACCTCGGCGCACTACGCCAAGCCGGTCAAGCTCGATACCAGCCACGACATCCCGTATGCGGGCGGCGTGTCGGTCGACAGTCGCATGGTCTACATCGATCGGCGGCTGTACGACGATGTGAAGGCCGGCAAGGTCTGTGTCCGCGGCATGGGCTGGAAACAGATCATCAACTGCTTTGTCGAGCACGAGCACACCGAGAAGTCGGTCGACGACGGCGATAACCCCGTTGACGTCTACCAGGCGGCGCACGGCATGGCGACCGCCAAGGAGTACGAGGCGGCCGAGGCGATCCTGGGCAAGGGCAAAGCCGATCGCTACGAGGATGCGCTAGAGGGCGCGCTGGCCGCGTGCGAGAAGCGCGATCCGGCCAATCCGCCGAAGGATCTGTGGTGCGGCCCGTACCTCGATGAGCCGACCGCGCGCGACAAGGAATTGTTGCGCATATTCAAGGCCAAGGGCGTCACCGACGCATTCAAGCTGGCGAAGTCCGATCCGACCGTGATGTACCGCATGGCGGGGCGCAAATGCGAGGACTGCGCCATGTACGAGCATCCGGGCAAGGACTTGTCGACGTGCGAGCTGGTGTGCGGGCTGGTGCGGAACAACCGCCAGTGTGAGCGATACGTTTCCCGTGAAACAAAAGGCAGGCGCTGATGCCGAGCGTAAGCCAAGCTCAGAGCCGTTTAATGGCGGCAGCCGCTCATTCGCCGGGCGGCTATGGCGGCGTGCCGCAGTCGGTCGGCCGTGAGTTCAACGAGGCGGACACCGGCAAGAAGCGCTCGGCGCTGCCGGTGCGCGTCAAGAAGCTCAAGAAGCGCGGCCTGATCTCGGATCGGGCGCTGGACAAGGCAAGGAGCCGGACATGAGCAAGAAGCAGGACAAGTACGAGGACAAGTACGCCGAGCACGAGGACGCGCCGTTGGCCGAGGGCGACCTCACGCCGGCGCAGCAAGCCGAGCTCGGCGAGCAGGCCAAGCCGTGGCTGGAGCGGTTCAAGGCCGCGGTGGACGATGTAGCCGCTCGTCACGCACAGGGCACGGCGCCGTCGCCGGCCGTGGTGGCCGAGCTGCGGGCGCTCTACGCCGAGATGGACCCGAATGCGGCCACCGAGCCCGAGCCGGCACCCACGGCATAGCGACATAGTCGCATAGGAGGCGATCATGGCTGAATCGATGCGAGCACTGGCGCGGCGCGGCTTGGTGTCGTCCAGGGGCGTGCAGAACGCCATCAACAACTCCACCAAGGTGCAGAAGTCCAAGATGGCGCCGTTTCATGGCCGCCAGAAGGACGAGGGCGAGGCGCACGGCCTCGGCCACGCCATTGCCAGGGTCGATGAGATCAATGCCAAGGCCACGCAGGCCGATCGTGCCAGGTCGGCGCCGAGCACCAAGGGCCGCGCCAGCGCACCGCAGGGCGGCCATGTGGGTGCGAGCCAGACGCCGACGCGCTACCAGATCGACAAGTTCCCGCGCGGCCAGGGCAAGACGTTTCCGGCCGGCGGGAAGGTGAGCGCCAAGGGCAAGAAGAGCGTCGGCGTCAAGGGCCCCCCGGCCAAGCGCACCGGCGGCCCGGGTGGCAGCGGGCGGAACTACTACGGCGGCAGCAACCGCAACCCACCCGAAGGCGGGTAAACCATGGCCAACGCGCTGCGACGAGCCGATCGGATGAAGGTCGAGACGATCGGCGGCGAGCAGTTCACGGATGCCGCCGCGGTCGTGGAGGACGTGCCGACCACGCACAGCTTCGACCCGCAGGCCGATAAGCTCGCCAAGGTCAAGGCCGTCAGAGCGCAGGCGCAGGCGTTCAAGGCATTGCTGCGAGAGCTCGGCTCCAATCGGGCGTTCTCGATCTCCCGGCAGCGGATAGAGGAGGCCGTCCACTGGGCGGTCGATGGAATCATCAATGAGCGGACCACTGAAAGACACCCGACGTGAGTTGCTTGCCCAGGCGCTGGCATCCGGCAAGAGCATGGTGGAGGCCAATGAACTCGCCGGTTATGCGAAAGGTAAGCCCTGCACCGGCACGAACGGCCATCGCCTCGCGCACCATCCCGCGGTGAGGGCGCGCATCAACGAAATCCAGGCCACCGCCATGGCCCGCACGCTGAAGCTCCAGGCCATCGCCGCGGTGCGCTCCGCGACCACCGTGGCCTCGCTGATCGCCGAGGCCGAAGAGGCCCGTGTCCTGGCTATGAAGATCAAGAATCCCGCCGCTGCCGTCGCCGCCATCAAGGAGAAGGGCATTCTCTCGGGCATGCGGATCGAGAAGAGCGAGCATCTGAACCGCAATGTTGAACAGCTCACCGACGACGAGCTCGCCGCATATCTCACCACAGACGGCGGCGCGCCAGATCCTGAAACGACGACGCATTAGGGCTTCGCTGGTCGCCTGGGCGCGCCACTGCGGTTACGAGCCGGCGCGCCACCACCGGCTGCTGATCGAGAAGCTGACGCAGGTTGCCAATGGCGAAATCGATCGTCTGGCTGTCTTTATGCCGCCCGGCTCGGCCAAGTCGACTTACGGCTCGATACTGTTTCCGCCATGGTTCATGGCTCGTGCGCCTGGCCGCTCGATCATTGCGGCCTCGCACACCACCGAGCTGGCGCAGAAGTGGGGCCGCAAGGTCCGCAATCTGATCGCCGAGCATGGCCCGACGCTGGCGGCGGTTCTTTCGCAAGACAGCCAAGCAGCGGGACGCTGGGCGCTTGCGTCGGGTGGCGAATACTATGCGGCAGGCGTTGGAACGGGCATCACCGGCTTCCGCGCCGATGGTGCCATCATCGACGACCCGATCCGGTCGCGCGAGGACGCGGACTCCGAGACGGTGAGGGAGCGGACCTGGGAGTGGTACAAATCGGACCTGCTGACGCGGCTGCGCCCTGGCGGCTTCGTTGTGCTGATTCAGACCAGATGGCACGAGGACGACCTTGCCGGCCGGGTACTTGAGGAGATGGCCAAGGGCAGCGGCGACCGCTGGAGCGTGCTGTCGCTGCCGGCCGAGGCCGAGGAGAACGATCCGCTGGGCCGCGCGCCCGGCGAATGGCTGTGGGATGACGCCTACGGCTACGCCAAGTTCCTGGCGCGGGAAAAGGCCACCCAGATCCCGCGCAACTGGAGCGCACTCTACCAGCAGCGCCCGACGCCCGAGACCGGAGACTACTTCAAGGAGGAGTGGCTGCGGCCGTATACGAAGGCGCCGGCGCGCGCCACGCTCAACGTCTACGGGGCGAGCGACTACGCGGTCACGAGCGACGGCGGCGACTACACGGTGCATGTGATCGTGGGCGTCGATCCGGAAGGCAAGATGTGGCTGCTGGACCTGTGGCGCAAGCAGGCTTCGTCCGATGTCTGGGTCGAGGGCGTCTGTGACCTCGTGCTGGAATGGAAGCCGTGGCTGTGGGCCGAGGAGCAGGGCCAGATCAAGTCCGGCATCGGGCCGTTCCTCGATCAAAGGCTGATCGAGCGCAAGGCCTGGATCGGTCGCGAGCAGTTTCCGACCCGCGGCGACAAGGCGGTGCGGGCGCAGTCCATCCGCGGCCGCATGGCGCTGCAGGGGCTGCACGTCCCGACCGCGGCGCCGTGGTACGCGGCATTCCGTTCCGAGCTGTTGAGTTTCCCGGCCGGCAAGCACGACGACCAGGTGGACGCGCTGGGGCTGCTGGGACAGCTCCTCGATCAGGTGTCGAGCGGGCGCAAGCCCAAGGTGCCGGTCGCCGAGGAAGAGACCGGCTACAAGCCGTTCGAGCACGAGCCCGTCAACGATAGCTTCCTGGCAATGTAGAGGCACATAATGGCATTCGGCGGCCTTCCGGCGCGATCGCAGAGCAATCCGGGCGATCAGCTCCCGAGGCGCAACATTCTCTCGGGCGTCGGCGTGCTCGGCGGGCGGCAATTCGGCGGCGATACCATGGGGCGCCGGGCGGCGCAGAATAATCCCGGCTTCAAGTCGCAGACCGGGACGGTGGGCAACTGGGGCACCGAGGCGCCCGACGAATACGACTTCTCGGGCGACGAGGACGGCTATTTTCCGGTCACGCGACTGCGGCAACAATACACCGACTATCTGGCAACGAAGGTGCTGGAATATGAGGAGCAGAAAGTCTCGCGCCACTATTACCACGGCGCGCACTGGACGGCCGAGGAAATCCGCATCCTACGGCAGCGCAAGCAGCCGATCATCACATTCAACCGGATCAACCGAAAGGTTGACGGCATCACAGCGCTTGTGCAGCGACTTCGCCAAGACCCGAAGGCTTTTCCCCGATCGCCTAAGAATGCCGGCGGCGCCGAGCTCGCAACGCAATGCATCCGCGCCGCGCTCGACGGGATGGACTTCAAATACCTCGACTTCGAATGCACCAAGCAGGCCGCCATCGACGGCATCGGCGGGATCGAGCTCAAGCTGATCGAAGGCGACCATGGCGATCCAGATATTGGTGGTGATTTCATCTTCGGAGATGACTTCTTCTACGACCCGCGTTCGTATAAGCCGGATTTCAGCGATGCGCGCTATATGGGCATCGCGAAATGGCTTGATGTGGAAGCTGCGATTGAGCTTTTCCCTGATAAAGAGGATGAGCTGCGGACCCTTATGGTGGATACCGGCTTCGATCTCACGACGCATTCCGATCGTGAGTTCAAATGGGTCTATGTCAACGAGCAGAGACTTCGACTGATCGAGCACTGGTACAAGCACAAAGGTAAATGGTACTGGGCGTTCTATTGCAGCTTCATTTTGCTGGATCAGGGCGTGTCGCCGTTCCTCGATGAGCGCAACAGGCCGATGAACCGCTACGTGATGTTCTCGGCCGCGGTCGACCACGATGGAGATCGCTATGGTTTTGTTCGCAACCTCAAAGGCCCGCAAGACGAAGTCAACCAACGACGCTCCAAAGCGCTCTTTATCTCGAATGTTACGCGCACTTTCGCGCAGAAAGGCTCGGTTGACGATGTGGAAACAGCTCGCCGAGAAAGCTCGCGCCCCGACGGATGGGTAGAATACAACAAGGGCTTCGAGAAGCCGATGCCGGACGACCGGCAGGCCGATCTGGCGGCGCAACTGCAACTCATGCAGACAGCGACGAGCGAAATCGATGGATTCGCCAACATACGACCCGACGCCATCGGAGCAGATGACTCTACGTTTCATTCAGGGGTGGCGATTAATTACCTTCAGAAGGCCGGCATCGCTGAACTCGGTTCGTTTATATTGGCGTATCGCGCGTGGAAACTGCGTGTTTATCGTACCGTGTGGAATATCGTCAAACGCACCTGGAACCAGGAGCGGTTCATCCGCGTGGGCACCGACGACACCCAGAAACTGATTCAGATCAATGGTTTCGGCAAGGACCAGTTCGGCCGTCCCGGTTTCATCAATGCGATCGGCGATATCGAGGTCGAGATCGTGCTGGACGAGGGGCCGGACAACGCCAACCTGATGCAGGATGCCTACGAGGTGCTGGCACAACAGCCTCCGGGGACGATACCGCCGCAAGTCCTGATCCAGATGATGCCGATCGCGGACAGCATCAAGAAGCAGCTCGTGCAGATGATGAGCCAGCAAGACCCGATGGCGCAGCAGGCCAAGCAATTGACCAACCAGCGGCTCGGCGCCGAGGTGGACGAGAAGAAGGCCGGCACGATCCATCGCTATGCGCAGGCCGCCAAGGCGGCGAGCGAGGCGCACACCAACGTCACCCAGCTCGTGCATCAAGCCATGGGCATCACGCAGGCGGGCGTGCTAGATGCCAACACCCCGGATCAGCCTGGGCAGGGTGGCCAGCAGCCGCCATCTGGACTGCCGCCGCCCGTGCAGCAACCACAGCCCATGCGCGTCCAGCCGTTCGCCCGGCCCGCAGCGCCTCGGCGTTTCGCACCAGCCCCGATGCGGCGTCCAGCTTAAGAGGTTCCCCCATGCTCAGATTGCTTCTCGCCGCGCTGGCAACAGCGTGGTGTTCGTGGACTAGTCCACCCGCGTTTGCGCAGTCGGCGCCGCTCAAGTACGACAGCCTCGCCTCCACCAACTCGACCCTGGTCGTTTCCGGCGCCGTGCAGCTTCGCGTGCTCGGCCTGTTCAATACGACGGCCGCGATCTATTGGCTTAAGCTGTACGATCTCGCCGTGGCGCCAACCTGCGGCACCTCGGTCGTGAAATGGAAGGTGCCGATCCCGTTCGGGGCAGCGAATGCCGGCGGCGGCGCCGTCATGCCGATTTCCGATGGCTTGGCATTCGCCAACGGGCTGGGCTTCTGCCTCACCGGACTGCAGGCCGACAGCGACACCACGGTGGCGGCGACCGGCCTGGCGATCAATTTCGGCATCAAGCAGTGATGGTGCTTCAGGATGAGGGCTCACCATGAGGGGGCTCATAACGGCGCTTCTCATCTGCCTAGCCTCATCGGCGCCGGCGCAACTGCTGACCACGGGATACGGCTCCGGGAGCTTTGCCAGCGGCGTGTTCATTGCGCTGTCCAACACCTCGATCCTGGAAATGTCCTCGAACGGCACCACGCTCGGCACCGCGAGCATCGCGGGCGGCAGCACCACGGGCGTTCCGGTCTGGGCCCTGACCGACCCTTTGGGGGTTTTCCAGATCAACTCGGGCACAGGTATCGTGACCGTGCTCAGTAACGTGAACCTGGTGTTCGCGACCCACCCGATCATCCCGATCACCATCTCGGTGACCGGAACGGTGCCGACGGTTCCTTCGCGGATCGTCAACATCAACGTGTTGCCGATCGGCTGTACTGGCGCGCTCGATCTTTCCAAAGGTTGCCCACAGGCCATGCTTGGAGGTGTGCCATGAACAAATGGCATCTGCGTTTTCTTCGCCTGGCCTATTTTGGCCTTGCCGCCATCCTGCCGATCTACGCCCTGGCCGACTACAACGCCACGCAGGGTGCCGGCACGATCTTCCGCGCTTTCGATTCCACCCATGGCGGCACCTCTCTTTGCGCCGCCGCCAACACCCAGTGTCAAGGTATTGTCAATACTAACTCTGCAGGTGCCGAAGTTGGTATCGCTGCTGCCCCTCTTCGAATCGACCCCACTGGCACCACCACCCAGCCCGTCTCCGGCACCGTCGCCGCCACCCAATCCGGCGCTTGGACCGTCAACCCGACGACCGCGGCGAACTGGGGCATCGGCACCAGCACCTACAACAGCGCGCTTGTGGCCAACGGACAGTTGATGCTCGGACAGTTCCTGACCTCGCCCGGCACCCTGACCACCACCAACATGGCCCCGCTCCAGGTTGACTCGACTGGCAACCTCCGCGTCAACGTTGTCGCGGGCGGCGCAGGCGGCGGCGCCGTCACTGTGGCAAACGGCGCCGATGTCGTCGAAGGCAACAACACCGACGCCGCCAGTTGCAGCAGTGGCACTTCCGTTGTTGCTTGCTTGCGACAGATCAACACCAATATTGCCGCTCCGATCCCCGCTGGCACTGCTCATATTGGCACCGTCGGTGTGGCACCATACGCAGACGGCGCCGTGCCGATCACAGCTACTGCGACCGGCACGACTGCGGCCACCACCGCCACGCTCGCGGCCTCGGCCGGCGGGCTGAAGACCTACATCTGCGGGTTCTCGATCCGTGCCAATGCCACAGCAGCGGTGACCAACAATGCGACGGTGACCGGCGTTATCACCGCGACCATGAATTTCACGCAATGGACCGCGCCACTTGCCAGTGGCCTGGGCGTGACGGAAATGGTGTTCACGCCCTGCATTCCATCGAGTGCGACGAATACGGCGATCGCCGTGGTGTCGGGCGCGCCAGGGACCGGCGGCGTCATATCCGTCTCGGCCTGGGGATACCAACTCTGATGTGGCACCGTCTTACAGTCTGGGTGCTTCTGCTTGTTGGAATTGTGTGCCTGGCACAGCAAAGGCCGTCTAGCGCCTACTGGCAAACTCGGGACTCAGCGTACAACAATCCACCAACCAGCGGTCCCGCCCGTATGTGCACCGACGGCGCCCACGCTGCCGCGTTCAACGCCCGCACCTCGGGCCAGAACGCCGCCCACCTCGATGCCAACTGCAACTTCATCAACGGCCTCGATAGCGACTCCCTCTATGCCTCTGCCGATCTCATCTATCTCCTCGCCACCGACACCGCGCCCAACGCACGCCTCAACATCACCTCCGCCAGCTTCACCATCACCGAGGTCAACTCCCCGGTCTTCACTACCGACTCGGGCTACACCGTTGGCGGCACCTCCACCGCCAACCTCGACACCAACTACAACATGGCCACCAACGGCGTTACCTTCCTGCAAAACAGCGCCTCTGCTTTCATCTGGACATTGACCAACCTCAACAACACCATCGATTACAAATATGCAGTAGGTACGCACCAGGCCGTTCCATTGCTGGCCATCTATCCGATGTTTTCCTCTGCTACAACTTTTCTGCGGATTAACTCCACCACCAATGCCTCGAATACAGGCATGGGTCACTTCTTCGGAGTCGAACGCGACCTATCCACCGGCTCGACTGCTGAGGATGGCTACCAGGACGGCGTTAATTGTTGCTCCGGCGCGAGCACCTCTTTGGCCCCATTTAGCGGCAACATCATCATCCTGAACTCCGATGCTGGTGGCGTGAACTCATCCCCCTTCGGCGGCAACGTCGCCTTCTTCTGGGCTGGCGGAACCATCGGCGCCACCCAAGAGGTCAAGCTCTGCCACCGAGTCAACCTCTACCTCACCACCATCGCAGGCGCTGGCGCAGGAGTTTGCTGATGCGGATCGCGGCCCTTCTCCTCTCCATGCTCCTTGCCGCCCCCGCCTATGCCTGGCCTCGCCACGGCGCCTCCACTGGCGGTGGCACCATCGCCCCCGGCCTCGTCCTCGGCACTTACGGCTCCACCACCGCTTCGGGCTGGACTACCATTGGTCCGAGCGATAACACGATGCCCTCCTTCGCCACCTGCCCTGGTGGCACCAACATCGTATACATCTCCGACTCGCTCGGCGAGGACAACCGTGACGGCTCAACCCCAACCTTCGTCGACGACAACAACACCGCGCAGTTCGTTCTAAGCTCTGCCATCGTCCCGGTGGTGAACGACGTTTACACAGAGATGTCCACCGGGTTTACATTCACCGTCGCGACGACCGCAAGATCAAGTTTCGGCACAGTTTCTAATGTATTTTTGCAGACGAAGAACCGCACCGGCACTCCTCCTACCACCGGTACGCTGAATCGAACCTCTGGCACCGGCCCTGCCGGCCCTCTGACCTACACTGCGAGGACACTCGGCATTCACGGCCCGATCAAGACCATCATCAAGGCCATCTCAAGCGGCATTGGCTCTCCCAATACAACAACCGGCCCAGGCCCCTACGATCCCGACAACACCGGCGGTCCCTTTGTCCCCAATGGCGACGGCACCGGCCTCGGCACCATCGGCAACTGGCGAACAGCCGGCAGCGTCGGTGCCAGCTTCGGCCTTCGCGATCACTGCCCAGACTGGGCCCTTCTTCGGATGGGCGACACCTTCGTCGGTCAGGCATTTGAGACGAATTGGAATGTTGCTGCGTCCGATAACTTCCAATGGAACGGATTCTCTGAACAAGAGCCGATGGTCATCTCGGCCTATGACGAGGCCGTCCTTGTGACAACCCCAGACTTAGGTTCAGGATTGCGGGCACGGCCGATTGTTCAGGTCCCTTCTTCAAACCCCGCCTACGCAGGCGGCCGACCAGCCGGAACCCAGCACGCCTTTTATGCCCGCCCTGGAATGAACTTGACGGCTGGCAAAGGCAACTACGTCGCCGTCATGGGCATAGACTTCTACTCCGCGCAGCGAAACCCTAGCGACGGGGCGTATGTCGGCGCAGGAAACATAAGCAACGACAACAACATCGGCATTGACCATCGCGGACAACAAACCGGCTCCCTGATCGAGGACACCCACGCTAGATGGTTCACCAACGGTTTTACATACGACAACGCCAGTGGTTCATCCATCACGCGCAACAACTTCGACATAACCATCCGTCGCAGTCAGGTTGACCACTGCTACGACTCCGCCGGGAACAAGCACAGCGGCATAGTCGTCGACAGCGTCGGGGCCATAGGCGGCGCCATGTCTCCAGGGTTTTCCTTTGAGGAAAATGTAATGGATCTGTGCGGCTGGGATAACGTCGGCTTCACGTCCGGCAGCCAGTACAGCCGGGACGCCTATTTGCAATGGGATGCTGTCTTCGGCAATCGTCGAGGAAACACCGCCACCAGGAGTGCATCAGAGGGCATTCAGTTCCGCTCCGGCGGTGTCATCGACAACAACTTCTTCTACAACGGCAACTACGGTCTTGATGTCGGCCACCAGGAAGGCGACCCGACGATCACCAGCAGCACGACCGTCACCAACAACGTAGTCATGTCTCCCGTGATCACCCACGGCGTTGCCGTATTAGGGTTCAACTTCTACAACGCAAACAACATAACGGCCACGGGCAACATCGTAGCAAATGTTGATAGCGCCATAGGTGACGCCACTGCGAATTGGGTTGCAACGGATGGCAACAGAGGCGCTCCCGCCTACTTGAACCTGACGAATGCAGGAACCGGTGGAGCCCCGGGAAATTACGCTATTGGTGCATGGAACGCGGGAGCTGAAGGGTGCAATGGTTCGCCTCCCAACTTCACCGGAGGAGCAGTCACCGTCATGGGCATCTATTCTATGCTCATTGGCGCTGGTGGAACAATCACCCCTGATCCCCTCACCGGTGGTTTGTCTTACATGGAGCCGAGTCCTGGCGGGGCATCTCTGCCCGGGGACGTTCTGACCCCTGTAGCCGGCTACCCGAGCATCAACACCGCTGGCCTGTCGCTTACCGCTGTCGGATCAGGCGGCACGCTGGGTGACTACGGCACCGGCTTCGGCCATTGCCCGCGCGATCCGGCCAGTACGACACCCGGAGACACCCAGTACGGCGTAGCTCTGACCAATTTCAGCGGGAGCATGTCCGGGTCAGGCGCAGCCGCGACTTTCACTTCAAACAGTTTCAGTGGAATTACGCGAGCCTTCAATGGCGGCACGGGAACCTATCACGCTGTTGGCACGACGACCAACACCAACACCATCGACACGACGGCTGGTGTCGGGACAAACAAGATTACTGTCACTGGCGTGACCCCGTCGGCTTATAATAGCACCTGGACGATTGTATCCTTCAACTCAACGGCGATAGAATGGGACACTGGCCTCGCGGCTGATCCCGGTCCCGTGACCGTCCCAGGGAAATTAAATGCCTTCGCCATCATTGCGACCGGCAAGAACTACGTCGCCGGTGACGTTCTCTCCATCGCCTCGACCGACATCGGAGGGCAAACCGGCGTTCGCATCACGGTCGGTAACGTAGCGCATCTGAGCGGATGGACCGTTTCTGTCGCTTCTACGGAGAGTGCCGGCACTCACGGTCTGACCTGGACCAACAACATCGTCTACAACTGGTCCGGTCAAAACCCTCCATTGATCGACGACGAGGGCGGCACGCACGACTCTCCTGGCGGCGTCCTCGGCAGCGGAACCGCCAACACCTTCACCGGGAACAGCGTCTGCGTGGGATCGCAGTTCACTGGAGTGATCACTGGGCCGAACACTCTTACAACAAGCGCCATCGTCAACGGCCCCATCGCCATCGGCCAGAACCTCGCCGGACCTGGGGTCACCGCTAACACTACGATTACTGGGGGCAGCGGTACGAGCTGGACGGTGTCGCCAAATCAAACTGCTCCTAGCGCTACAATGTACGGCTACACCTGCACGCCGACCAAGGTCTACGCGCATCCCGAGCGCACCGTCCAAACCTACGCCGCCTTCCTCGGCCTCACCGCCACCATCGACGGCTACCTCTACGGCAATGGGACCACCACCGGCGCGATGAACAACGCGAAGTGGAACTGGAACCCTGCCTACACCGCCAACAACGGCATCAACCCATACATCCGACTTGGATTTCAGTGACCTACAACGCGCAATTCGCCCATATGGCCGCGCTCGACCGCTGGCCGAAGCGATGGCGCGAGCTCGCCTACGAATACGGCTTCAAGATCGTCAAGGAAATGCGCGATCAGCACGGTGGCTATCACGCCGTCAAGACCGACCTGGAAACATGGCGTGAACGCCGCCAGGACGAACTGTTGAGGAATTAAAGCAATGGCACCGAGAACACAGCACCCGCCGGCGCAGGATGCGGATGACGAAAGCCTCCTGGTCGCCGCCATGGCCAATACCGAGAGCGAGATCTTCACCGAGGCGATGGGCGACGACGAGGACGATAACGACGGCGATAACTCGCTCGAACAGATGGAAGACCCGGTCGGCGACGACGAGGAGGACGCCGGCGAGGAGGAGGGTGACGAGGAAGGCCAGGAGGAGACCGGTGACGAGGCACCGCAGGAAGGCGCCCGTGAGCCTCCTCCGCAGGAACGCCCGAGTTACCGCCTGCCGCCAGTCGACCCTTCCGCCCAACGCATTGCCGAGCTCGAAGCCAGGCTGGCACGCATGGAAGCGCCCCGGCAAGAACAGCCGGCGCCGCCCCCGCAGGAACTGCCCGACCCCGTCCTCGACCCGGCCGGCTTCCGCGAAGGCATGGCGGCGCAGATGCGGGCCGAATATCAGCAGGCCACCAGAACGGCCATTCTGGAGAACAACTTCAAGGCAACCGAGGCGGCCTATTCGCGTGAGAACCGAAGGGACGAATTCACGCTGGCAGCAAGCCAGTTAAACGAGCTTTCGTTTCGCGCCAGGACGGACCCGAATGCTGCGGCTACGGTACGCGGCATCGTGAATGCACCCGATCCCGGCTACGCGCTGATGCAATGGGCCGAGGATACCCTCGACCTGGAGAACTTCCGCCAGGAGCAGGCGGAACGCAACCGCGAGCAGGCAGCACGCCTGCTCGGTGTAGACCCTGCAGATCTTGAAGGCATTGCCCCGCAGCGCCAGGCGCCGCGGCAGGATACCCGGGAGCGCGGCGAGCAACGCCAAGCGCCCGCACAACGCGGCAGGGGGACTAGTCCCCGGCTTCCCTCATTGAACTCAGCAGGCGGCGTCGGGCGCGAGGGCGGCAATAGCCGTAACCTCGACCCGCGCGGCTTCGACGGTTCCGAGGAAAGCATCTTCCGAGACGCATTCAACTAGCTACGCTTCGCGCTTCCCGGCCTAGCCGGTTCGGCGCGCTCCGCTAAGAAGTCCGTAGCCAACCCTTGAAGGGGTCTGGCCATGGCCATCACTACCGTACAAGCCCAAAATAAACTCATCGTCTTCCGCAAGGAAGTCACACGAGAATACATCCGGCAGAACCTGTTTAGCCCGTATGTGGGCACAGAACTCACCGCGATCATCCGCGTCATCAATGACCTGAAAAAAGGCGGCGAGCAGATCAATATCCCGCTGGTCGCAAGGCTCAAGGCCAACGCGATCTCGACCGGAACGCTCGTCGGCAACGAAGAAAATATCGACAATTTCGGCGATCGGATGTGGATCGACTGGGCGAGAAACGCCGTCCGCATCCCGAAGTCCGAAGAGCAGAAGTCGAGCATCGACCTATTCGGCCAGGCGCGTCCGCTGCTCGAAGACTGGGGCAAGGAGCTCCAGCGCAACGAGATCGTGGACACGTTCAACACAATCCCGATCCAGAACACACAGCCCGCCGGTCTCGGCTCTGCCGGCGGCCAGCGCGTCAACGGCGCGTTTTTCGACGCGGCAACCCCAGCACAACGCAACACATTCACCACCGACAACAACGATCGCATCCTGTTTGGTGGCAGCCAAGGCAACCTGTCGCCCGGCAACTGGGCAACCTCGGCCGCTAATGTCACGTCCGGCATGACCTTCAGCGCCGCCGCGGCAAATAAGATGAAGCGGCTGGCCAAAAAAGCCAACCCGAGGATCAGACCCTACAAGCTGAAAAACGGCCGGGAATATTTCGTGGTCTTCGTGGGGTCTAATTGCTTCCGCGACATCCAGCTCGACACCACGATCATCAACGCCAATACCCAGGCGCGTCCGCGTGAAGGCGACGGGCTCGACAAGAACCCGCTCTTCCAAGACGGCGACCTGCTCTACAACGGCATGATCTTCCGCGAGATCCCGGAATTGGATATCCGACTGCCCACGACCTACACCACCGCTGGCGCCGGCGGTATCCAGATCGCGCCCGTGTTCATGTGCGGACAATCCGCCATGGCCTGGGCGTGGGGCAGAATGCCTCGCCCGACGTTCCTCAAAGAGGACGACTACCAGTTCTACCGCGGCGTCGGCGTGGAGATGGCCTATGGTCTCAAGACCATAGCCAAGGCGAACCCGGCCGGAAACTACAAGAGCTGGGGCATCTTCTACGGGTATTTCGCCTCGGCGAACGACACATAAGAGCCGCGGCTGCCCTCGCGGTTCTATCGGCCCGGCGCTGCTGCTCGTCAGGAGGCGGCAGCGTCGGTTCCGTCCCTCAACCCAACTTGAAAGGCAATCCCATGAAGAATCTCATCTCGCGGGTGAGCGGCGGATTACTTGCCGGCCTCGCTCTTGCTCTGCTTGTCGTCGGATCTGGGCTCTATGTCGCGGCTCAACCCGTGTTCTCGCCGCGCATATTCCCGACCCAGCAAGTCCACTACATGCGGTTCCCGGTCAACTTCAATTCCTGCCCACTCCCTGCCGCGGCCGGCAACTGCTCCTATAAAGTCGGCGCAGTTCCATACAATTCATGGATCCTGCGCGGCGTCCTCGAGGTATTCACCTCGTTCAACTCCACCACCACCGACACCGTTGCATTGAGCACGGCTTCCGGCACGGGTGCATTGCTCGTGGCGGGAACCTCGACGCACGGTGCCGCCGGGGTCACGCAATTGACCATCGTCACGGCGACCGGCCTCGGTGTGCAATCGACCGGCAACAACATTGCCCAGACCGGGAGCAATGGCGGCTTCGATATCTGGGCAAATCTCGCGTACACGGGCGCCTCGCCCGCAACGGCTGGAGCCGCCGCCATCGTGCTGGAATACGCCGCTCCCAATGACGGACTATGCGGGCCGGTCGCACTCGGCGCCACCGCTCCCGGATGCTGAGGGCAACGGGGCGGGATCTCCCCGCCCCTTCCTCCATGAAAGGATAAATCCATGAGCCTAGCCAATAGCGCGCTTCTCAATTCACTGTCGCTCGCCGGCACGGTGCTGGACGACAACCAGACCGCCGGCGGCGCCACCGGCGTGACCGTGCAGGCTGGCGCCACCTCGATCGTCGGCGAGGGCAACCGCGTGCTGCGCGGCGCCGCCGGCACCAGCGTCATTCTCAAAAGCGTGCTCTCGGGTGACGCCGGCCCCTTGGTGTGGATCGTCAACGACGGCCCCAACTCGATCAATGCCTTCCCGGCGGCCGGCGAGTTCAACAATGGCGGCGCCAATCAGGTATTGGCAGTTCCGGCCGGTCAAGGTGCCATCTTCGTTCGGGTACCGAATAACTTGGCTGGGTCCAGCAGCGGTTGGCGTAGCGCCGTAATTCCTTGAGAGGTGAAAAATGAACAGCACCGCAGAACTGACCCGCGCCAAGACCGCCGAGCCGAAGGCCGAGATCAAGGTCACGTTCCATCCCGGCCCCGAGGACAAGGCACAGGCGACCGTAAATGGCATCCTCTTTGTCGCCAACAAGCCTGTCGTGATGTCACGAAAAAACAAGCGGCATTACTTCGAGGACGACATGCCCCAACACCATGTCGCGGCCGACGGAACCCATACCACGCGCACCGTGAGGACACTCACCTTCATGCCGGATCGACTGAAGGACAATCCGTTCTTCGAGGTCGAAGGCTTCCCGCGGTTCGTCAAACCGATCGCGCACGGCCGCAAGCCGCAAACCGCGGAAGAATACCGGTCCTGGGCGCAAGCCTGGTTCGCGGCGGCGGGGACCGATGGAAGCGACGAGCAAACCCCGCGGGAAATGGTCTATCGCTGGGACGTCGAGAAATCGATGCGCGAGCTGATCGGCGTCGGCGAGGAGGATATTGCGATGCTGCGGCCGTTCTTCGACATGAAGGTCGAGCAGATGAACAGCAACCTCGGCATCAAGCACGCCAGCAATGACGGCGGGGATATGTAATGGCTCCCTACGCCGGCCAGTACCGCACAGTCAACGACCTGATTGACGAGGCGCTGGCAAAATTGGGCGTGAAATCGGCCGGCCAGCCTACCGATCCGGAAGACTACAACTACGTGTTTTCAGCCTACGATGCCATCCTGCGCAAACTGGCCGGCCTGGAGATCATCACGCTGTCGAGCTACGACACGAGTTCCGTTCCCGGCGCGTGGTTCCTCGATCTCGCCTCCATCATCGCCGGCGAGGTATGTCAGAAGTTCAGCTACACCGGGCAGGACCGCACCGACATGATGAATGCGGGGCTCGGCGACGGCGTGACGGTCGAGATCGGCGGCGGCGCCGCCGCCAAGTCGCTCAAGCAGATCACGCGGTTGAAGCCGACCTTAGAACCGTTGAAGGCCGATTACTTCATCTGGGCGGCACTTTTTATTGCAGCATCGGGAATGATTTCATGAATCTAACCCATGAGAGGCTTCTACGGGTTCTCTTCTACGATCCAGAGAGCGGTATTTTCTCGTGGAATACTAAAACAGTCACACGCGGACGCCCCAGTAAGCTTTTCGGTGTGAGAGCCGGAACCATTTCGGGCGCTGGAAAGACCCGCACAAAATCTTACCGAATGATCGGCGTAGACGGCACAAAATATCAGGAGCACCGATTGGCTTGGTTCTATATGACAGGCGAATGGCCGGCCTCTCTTGTCGATCACAAAGATCTCGATGGCCTCAATAATAAGTGGCTAAATCTCCGTGAAGCTACGCACAGCACGAATAAGGCAAATCGCGCGGCGCCTGCAAACAATACAACAGGCTTCAAGGGCGTCAGTTTCAACAAAGCCCAAGGGCTCTATCAGGCGAGTATTTGCCGCCAATACAAGCAGATGCATCTCGGATTTTTCGATACCGCAGAGCTTGCAGCTGCGGCCTATGAAAAGGCTGCGCGCGAGCTATTCGGTGAGTTTGCACGAGCATCCTGATGCCTAACACTCCCTACATCCCAATTCCATGGCCGTTGAGCTCGTTTCCTGGCTCAAACCTGCATCCCGGCGACAACACGCAGGAATCGGCCGGGAGGATCGTCAATCGATACGCAGAAGCCCTGGGCGAGGCGCAGCACCCTACCGGACCATCGGCCCAGGTCTGGCGACGATCGCCTGGGCTGACACGCCACGCCGTCACGTCCCAGACCGGTTACCGCGGTGGTCTGATCGTCAACAATCTGTCCTATGAGGTGTGGAACAACAACCTATCGACGGTCGACGCCGGCGGCGGCGTGACCTCGCTCGGCAGCATACCGGGGACGGCTCCTATCAGCATCGCGCGCGATCTGGCCGTCACCGTCGATGTCGTGATCGTTAGTCCGGGAGATGGGGCGTTCACGTCGACCGGTGGGGCGGCGCCCGTCTCCTACAACGGCGGCGGCGTGCTGCCGCAGCCTAACAGCGTGGCGTTCCAGGATGGCGTCTTTCACTTCACGATCGCGGACGGCCGGGTGTTCGCCTCCGGGATCAATGCACTGACGCAGAACGCGCTCACGTTCGTCAAACTGCAGTCGAAGTCAGATGTCGTCCTGCTCCGCGGCATTGCCTTCAACGGCATGATGTACTTTTTCACCACGGGCGGCTGCGAGGTCTGGCAGGACACGGCAGCCCCGACACCAGCCTATCCCTATACAAAATTCATGACGCTGGCCTATGGGCTGGTGCAGCAGAGCGCAATCGCGGGATGGGAAACCGGTTTCGACGATCTGATCTGGGTGGCGCAGGATTTCAACGTCTATCGCCTGCCGTACAACACGCTGCAACCGGGACCGGCGATCTCGCCGCCCGCGCTCAACACGCTGATCGAGTTCGCGGTCAAGGCCGGCGACACGATCAAGGCCGGCGTCCATATCTCGGCGGGTCGTAAATTCTGGACGCTCACCTCCTCGACATGGACCTGGCAGTTCAACCTCTCGACGCAGAAGTGGAACGAGCGGCAGAGCCTCAATGCCTTGACCGGGCTCTATGGCCCGTGGCGCGGCGTCGGCGGCCACAACGCCTTCGGCAAATGGCTGATGGGAGACACGCAATCAGGAAACCTGCTGTTTACCGATAGTCAGAACTTCACCGAGGATGGGGCACCGCTGCGCTCGCGGATCGAGAGCGGGCCAGTGAGCGCATTCCCCGGCCAGACCAGGATCGCGCGCGCGGATTTCAATTTCGTGTTTGGGGTGGGCGAAAACGTCGCCAACTTCATCACCAACGTGGTCGGGACGGCGGCCTCGCCTTCGCATCTGATCCGGCTGGAGGTCATCTCGACAGCGGGGATGACAAACAACGATCAGGTCAATGTCGCCGGCGTCCATGGCACGACCGAAGCCAATGGAACGTGGGTGGCAACCATCGTCGATCCGACGCACATCGATCTGCAGGGCTCGCTGTGGGCCAATGCCTGGACCTTTGGCGGCACGGTTACCGATGTCACGGCGCCGCATAACATGGTCGCCCCGGTGTGCGCCATATCGTGCTCGAAGGACGGCGGCATCACCTGGGATTACCCCGCAATCCGCCAGATCGGGACGCAGCAACACGTCAAAGGCGTGCGCGCCTCGGTGAAATCGCGCGGCATGTCGGGGATACAAGGCGTGCGCTGGCGGGTCGATTGCAGCGATAGTGTCTATGATGGTTTTTTAGGTGGTACTATGAGTACAAATCCATTGGAGCCTCCCCCGTAATGCCAGTGCCTGCAGCCGAGTTGCCATCACAAGACGCGTTGCTCGCGTGCTTTGATTACGATCCAATTACCGGCGTTCTGCGCTGGCGTCGTCGTGACCCGATAAAACAAGGAATGAAGATCGCCAACGGCAAATGCGCCGGGAAGGCAGCCGGATACGTGCGCGAAGGCAAATATATTGCCGTCATGCTGGATGATGTCACCTATTACGCACATCGCATCATCTGGAAGATGGTTACCGGAAACGATCCGCCGGATTGGATAGATCACGAGGACGGCGACGGAACCAACAATAGATGGCTCAATATGAGAGCGGCTACCCACGCTCAGAATATGTGGAACACTTCTATTTTCAGGAACAACACAAGCGGCTATCGCGGCGTTTCGTTCATTAAGTCCCATGGCAAATTTAGAGCAGCAATCGGCATTGGTGGAAAGAAAAAGCATATCGGCTACTTCAATACGGCGGCTGAAGCGCATCTTGCTGTGGCTGAAGCGATCTTTAAGACCCGCGGCGATTTCGCGAGGGTCGCATGACAGCAGGAGCAAAGCCACTCGGCCCGGCCGGAATGCCGGTCGTGCATACGGATGGTGTCCCGACCACCGAGTTCGGCGCCTGGCTCGATTACGTCAATCGCTTCATCGCGGCACCGGGGCCGCTCGTGAGCGCGGCCAATGACGCCGCCGCCGCCGCCGCCGGGGTGCCGGTGGGTGGAATCTACAGAATCGGCAACGCCGTGCAGGTACGGCTAGTATAGGAGTACGTGTCATCGGCCTCTTCGACTACTTTAGCGGGCAAGACGCGCAGAACGCTGCGGATGCGCAGAAGGCCGGCATTCAGCAGGGCTACGCCAATCTAACTCCGTTTTTCAGCCAGGGCCGCGATGCGCTCACGGGTGCGCTCGGCACCGGCACTGGCGCGCTGAATACCGCGCTCGGCAACGCGACGAATGCCTATGGTTCAGGCCTGACCGGCGCGACCGGCGCCTATGGACAGGCGCTCGGCGCCGGTACCGGCGCGCTGGGGGGAGCGCTCGCCGGATCAGTGGGAGCATACCAGCCCAACCTACAGACTGGTCAGGCCGGGCAGAACGCCTATGCCAATGCGCTCGGCGTCAATGGTCCGGCCGGCAACGCTCAAGCCGTGCAGAATTTCCAAGCCGGCCCCGGCTATCAATTTCAAATGGACCAGATGATGCAAAACCTGCTGCGCAATCAGCAGGCGACGGGACAGGCCAATTCGGGTGCGACGAATGTCGACACCTTGCAACAGGCTTCCGGCATCGCCAATCAGGGCTGGCAGCAATATCTGCAAAACCTGCAGCCGTTCATCGGTTCTTCGAATGCGGCGGCGCAAGGAACTGCCGGCGCCTACCAGAATTACGGCAACCAGGTCAGCGGTCTCAACCAGAACATCGCCTCCGGCATTGGCGGCGCGAACCTCAACACGGCCTCGGGCCTCGCCGGCAGCAACGTCAATGTCGGACAGCTCCTCGCCGCCCTCAATCAGGGCACCGGCAGTCAACTGAACCAGAGCCTGCAGGGCCAGGGCAATGCGGCCTACGGCGCCGCCACGGGAATCGGCAACGCCCAGGCCAATGCGGATCTCGCTCAATACACCGCGTCCGGCAACTTGTGGAATACGCTCCTCGGCGGCGCCAATGCCGCCGCCAAAATTGCTGCGGCGTAAAGGGCTGATCAATGGCCGGTCCCCAAGACTATCTGACGGTGAAAGGACCGGAAGGCGCCAGCTATTCGCTGCCGAAGTTCGATCTCGGCTCGCAGATCGCGTCCATCCCGACGTCATACCAGGAGGGCCAGCAGTACGGCGTCAAGCGCGCCCTGCAGACGGCGTTCAAGGACGGGTTTCCTACCGATCAGCAGGGAAATCCCGATTACAATGCAATGGCAACCCGCTTGCTGGCGATCGGCGGCCCTGAAGCCGCGCAGCCATATTTCCAAATGGGCTTGCAGCAGGGCAATGCAGCCGGCAATCAGGCAGTTCTCGGCGGCCAGCCAGCGCCGCAAGGTGGCCAAGGCAATCCGCCGCAGACATTCACGCCGATGGCGCCGAATGCAGCGACCGGCCCCAGCGGCATCACGGGCGAGCATCTGAGCACGGGCGGCGGCTCGATCTTCCCGTACAAGCCGGGAACGTCGCCGCCGCAGATCATGAGCGGCGGCCCGCAAGGTGGCGCCGGCCTTGGCGGCCAGCCAGCGCCGTTTGCCGGCAATCGCGATCAGCAGGGTGCGCCTCCTGGTCCAGTAGGTGGCGGCACGATCACCCAGGACGGCACCACCGGCCAGCCTGCGGCACCTACATCATCGCGCGAGACGGCAAATAATGGCCAGCAGGACCGGCGCATTGTGGCAGCCGATCGTCTCGACGCGCATGCCGCACTAATTCTGCAGCAGGCATCGCGCTATGGTCAATCGCCGGCCGCCGTGAAGACGTTGCAGGACCGCGCGCAACAACTCACGGACCAGGCCAAGCAGTATCGCGAGGCGGCGCTGAAGGACACGGAGGCCACGCCTGAGCAAAAGAACCTTACTTCGGGCGCCTCAGGAAAAACCGCGATCCAAAAGCAGGAGATCGATCAATCCGGGAAGCTCTATCAGAGCCTTGTGGGCCAGGGGCGCACTGGCGCCACGATGGTGAACGATTCTCATGAGGCGCGTTCTATTCTGCAGCATCCCGATATGTTTACCGGCCTCGGAGCCGAAACGGCAGGGAAGACGGTTCAACTCGCCAAGCTGGTCGGTCTCCCAGTAACCAGCAAGCTGCCTGAGTTGCAGGCCGAATTGAACAAGACGACATCGAGCGCCGTCCTCAATCAAATGTCGCTCCTGAAGGCATCCTCGGAGGAAGGCGGCGCCGGATCGGCGGGCCGGGTATTCGTTCCCGAAGTCGAGCAGATGATCAAAGCAGCGACCAGCATAGACAACCCGACAGCGGCAAATCTTTATTTGACTACGATCAAGGAGCGGACCGGGGCATTCCTTGACCGCATAGGCAAAATGGCGATCACCTACAAACAGCAGCACGGCGGCATCCTTGATGCTGGGTTCGATCAGAAGTTGGCAACCGAACTTGGAAACTATCACGCCATGACAGCCCAGGAGAGGCAAGACCCGACAGTGCTTTCCAGTCGGGAGTTTGCTTCGCCGGCAGAAGCAATGAAGGCCAAGGTTGCGCCAGGAGAGACAATCCGCGTCCGTACCGGGCCTGGCCCGATGGACTTCAAATATCTGCGCTATGGCGGCGGCAAGGTGGCGCCCATGAGGGCGCCCATGAACTCATGACCGACGCACCATCGACGGACGCATGGTCAGGGGCTGGTTTTCAGGAGCTTCCGCAGGCTGCGGCTCCGCCAGCATCAACCGGCGCGCCATCCAGCAGCGACCCTTGGGCAGCGGCCGGGTTCAGTGACATCGGCAGCTCCGATCCACCCAAGCCGGGCGGCCTCGCTGGTGCATGGGATGAGATCAAGGATCGTTTCAATAACGAGTCCGGCGGCGGACTGATCGGCATGATTGGCCACGCCTATCACTTGGGGTCAAAACTCGGGTCCGGCGAGATTGATACGTCCACACCGGAGGGCGCGCTGGCCGGCGCTGATGCAGCCCTTACCTTCGGGCCGCCGACGCCTGGAGCGCTTGGAAAGCTCCTTCCGAACGCTGGCCGCGCCACCACCCAGGCTTTGTCTCCGGGCCAGCAGGCCGCGGCCACCGCGGAGCGCCTTGGCGCGCCACTCCCAAGGGGCGTGGCGAGTGATAGCCGTGCCCTGCAATCGACGACATCGGCAGCGGCTTCCGTTCCGATCATCGGATCGCGCATCCGCAATGCGGTGGATGCCACGCGGGAAGCTGCTGGCGAGGCTGTCGGGCAATCTGGCGTCGATGATGCGATTGCCGCCAACAAGCAGCGCATCAATGACCTCTATGACGGCGTGCGCGGTCAAATCGATCCTGACCGTCCCATGCCGATGCTTCGCACCGGAGCGGTGCTCGATCGCGTCAAGGCGCAGCGCACAGCCGCCGGGTGGCAAAATCCCAGCCAGGGGCTCGAGCAATTCGAGAACCTGGCGACTGATGGAGCAAGTTTCAACGGGGCGCAGAGGGCGCGGGTGGATGCGCGGGAGGCCGGCAACTCGCTCACTCCAAATCCCGGCTTCAACGCTGCCGACTACAACGCGATCAGCCGGGCTATGACGGCAGACATCCGAAACAACCTTGAAGTTCAGGGCGGCCAGCGTGCGCTATCCGGCTTCGACCGCGCGGAACAAAGCTTCGGCCCGATCTCGGAAGCGAACGCAGTGCTTTCGCGCATTTCCCGGCAGCGCGGCCCAGGAGCCGGCCTGGACGAGCTTGGTTTCAATCCAGCAACGGGGAGTTTCAGTCTCGATAAGTTCGTGACCTCATGGAACAAGATTAAGCCGGAGTCACGACCGTTCGTTCCGGCACCGCAGCATACCAGCAATATCAAGGATATTTTTCAGATGGGCTCGCACATCAAATCGTCGATGCGCGAGCAGAACACCTCGCACACATCAACGCCGCTGATCATGATGGATCTGGCGCGGGATGCGATTCTGGGAGGCGTGGCGATCGGAACCGGAGCAGTAGGGGCCGGTTCGGCTCTTGGCGGCACCGCAATGGCGGCCCCTGCTATTATGCTCATGCGCTGGCTGTCGAATCCGGCCAAGGCATCGGCGATGGCAAAATTCGGACGTGCGAACTACGCCTACACGTCAGCCCCAACTACCGCCCGGCAGGCGGCGCTGAACATTGCCACTCGGAATCTCGCAAGCAATCTCGGCGTTCCGGTCGCTGACATAGTAAAACGTATGTCGGCGAGCCCGAACGCAAATGCCGTCCCACTCCAGCCC